GGTTACTTTGGAAGTATTGATTACTTTAGACAAATTAATAACGAAAATGGGGGCCAACCTGTAAGTTATTACTTACCACAAAAATTCGCAAACAAGAGTGTTAATACTGCAATGAAAATTAACCCGTACATTTCCGGGAAATATTCAGACGGAACACTTTCTGATACCGGTGAGCCATTTAGAAAGGTAAGAATAATGAATGATGGTTTGATTAACCGCGAATATGTAGGTTGGACAGGCGTTGATGCTGGAAACGAAGCTCAAGCTTATAGACAAATCGTTGGTTTTAACAAAACCGACGTTGAAGATCTTAGTGCTGGTAACTATATTATAGATACAATTGGAACAACACGCGTAGATAATCAATTTGGTGTAGGGTTTCCAACAATGATACCCGCTGCTACTTATTCAACAAACGATAGATCAACATCATCGACGCTTAATATGAAAGCTATTGGAAGCATCCCCGGTAAGTTAGATCGTGTATTTGATAGATTATCAAACCAAGATATATTTGATATTGATATCATGCCAGAAGGTGGATTAGGTACTATTCAAACTACAATCCAAAATACAACAAATAGTACAAATGCTAGTACGCAGTTTTTTGATGATAGAGATGCTTTAACGGGAATGAATCAGTTAACAGCAACATCACCAACTCTTGGTGCGTTGGCAACAGCAGTTAGATCTGATTGGAATTCTGTTCAAACCAAATTCATTACGTTTGCTCAAAATACAAGAAAGGATTTCATTTATGTTTCCGATCCAATTAGACAAATATTTGTTCAAGGTGAAAACACCAAGGTTATTAATATACCAGGAAATACATTCCCGATAAACATATTACAACCTTTAAAGAATTGTTATTCTCTTATTAATACAAACTATGCAGCAGCTTATGCTACATGGGCACAAGTTCTTGATAACAACGTATCTGGTCAAGTATGGATGCCAATGTCTGGTATAGCAGCTGCTAAATATGCACAAACAGATGCTGCCTTCGCACCATGGTATGCACCAGCCGGGTTTACAAGAGGCCTTTTAGACTCAATAAACGATGTTGCAATTTACCCGAACCAGAAACAACGTGATTCTATATATGATCAAACCAATACTAACCCAGTTGCATTCTTTGCGAGTGAAGGGTATGTAATTTACGGTCAAAAAACACTACAGACTAAACCAAGTGCATTTGATAGAATTAATGTAAGAAGATTGTTCATATATCTCGAAAAACGAGTTAAAGAAACAGTTAAGTATTTCGTATTTGAACCAAATACGTTGTTTACAAGAACAAATGTTCTTAATGTTATCAATCCTATTATGGAAGATGCAAAAAATAATGAAGGGTTATATGATTACCTTGTTGTTTGTGATGAGCGTAACAATACACCAGAAGTTATTGATGCTAATGAGCTAGTTGTTGACATTTATTTGAAACCAGTTCGAGCAGCTGAGTTCATATTGGTTAACTTCTATGCAACCAGAACTGGTCAAGACTTTAGCGAAATTGTTGGATAATAATCAAGCTAACTTGACTAATTTAAACAAACCCCGAAAATTTTCGGGGTCTTTGTTTGTTTGGATTAAATATTTGTATGCCAGATGTACAACAGACAATTTCTGATTTTTACAGAGTAGCAATCGAAAGAGATTTCGCAAGAGATTTTCAGTTCAGAGTGTTATCAATAGACGGCGGTGGCGCCACGGACACAACATTTGATGAAGACGACTTAGTATATTGCACAGCAGCACAGTTGCCAGAAAGAACAATATCCAACGTAGCAGTACCTTACATGGGGCTGCAGTTTAATCTCCCCGGTAGTGTGACATACCCAGGAAGCGAAGGTTACACACTTGCATTCTATTGTGATCAAAACTCACAAATAAGACAAAAATTTGAAGATATGTCAAGAGATATTTTCGACGATGCAACAAGCACAGGTAACTATTTTGCTCCAAGACAATCAGCATCTGTAAATCTTGTTCAACTAGATACTCAATTAGATGAAATAGCGAGTTATAAATTAGTTGGCACTTCTATTAGAAGTGTTGGCCCAATAGATTATAACATATCAGCTGGAACAGGAGCAACAGTCACCTTCACAGCTACAATGGCTTACCATTACTGGCAGCGAAACTAATTAATTTAGCCACATTTCATTAAAATGTATTTGTGAAGTGTAAAAATAACCTCCAAGTAAAAGTAACTTCAGAATTCAAAGGAGAGGTTTGGCACTTTAGACTAATGAAAATGAACAGATATAAAAATTCCGAAATAGGTAAATTAGAAGTAGACTTTGCTCGAGAAAAAAAATATTTTGTCATTTCTTCACACGTAGATCTTAGATATAGAAACAAAGGTTTTGGTAAATTACTTTACGAAAAAGCATTAAAAAAATTTGGTAAATTAAAAACAGATTATTTCGAAGCGAGCGAAGACGCGCAACGTGTGTGGATATCGTTATGTAAAAAATATAAAAGTAAAAAATTCTTTTTTATCGGGACGCTTACCCTTTATAACAAACTTAAATAATTAAAATTGAATAATCCTTTTACAGAAGCAATTAGAGGTTTTGGTGATAATGTATCTGCGTTATTAAAAGGTACTAACCCTTTAACACAACCATCTATTACATCATTATTTGGATTTACAGTCCCTGGGGTACCTTTAATTAGCACAAGAGATTATTTTTTAACTCAAATGGAATCGTGGTTTACCACCATACCAATGCGTACGCAATGGATGGTGTTAATTGAAAATTACCCCATTTTATTACAAACAGCTGTTATACAAAATTTAGAAAGAACTGAAGGTAATTATCACAACTTTGATATATCACAAGCAGTAAGTATTTTAAAATCGTATCCTTTGAATAAAGTAACTGGCTGTATTTTTGCTCAAGGAGCGAGTATACCGGGGTTGGAAATGTTAGAGGTAAATAGAGATAAAGCTTTTGGAGACAAACAGAGAGGGTTTATTCCTGGCCTTATAGCAACTGGTAGACAACCATTTAGTGATTTAACTTTAGAATTTAGAGAAACAAATACAAGCTTCGTTGATTTTGTTGTTAGACCTTGGACAATATTAGCTGAACATTTTGGTATGGTAGCAAGACCACCCGGTGATCCAAGAAATGTGGGCACTACAATTACTATACTACAATTTACTAGAACATATCACAACATAGCACAAATACCAAGAAAAATTTGGACCTTTTATAACTGTATGCCTACTTCGATTAGTAATAAAAATTTAACATACGATGCAGAAGCACTAGAAATTAATTCTACAGAATGGGCATTTTCAAATTACGCTGTAAGAAATAATTTATATTTACCTTTACCCGATATTATTAACAAAATCAGTTCTAAAGGTTGGAAAAGTTTAATTCCTAAAATATCCCCATTTCAAAATTAGGATCTTGACTATTTTAAAATAGATTATATTATTAGCAAATGGTAAACACCTACATGTACCCTGTCATTATTACAAGCGATAGGCAAGTAACATGTAGAGAAATAACTAACTATGAATATAAAAACATTTTAAAATTTATTAAAAATGAGGACGACGAAAATCTTTGCAACTATTTTGAATTTTTGGTATACGATATTTGCAAAACACAGTGTTCATTAAACTACATAGATAAAATTTTAATTTTACTCTCTTCTAGAATCATATCAATTGGTGAAAATATAATCATAACGGGTAAAACAGATATTCAAAACACTATATCATTAAGCAACGTATCCAAAACTATAATAGAAAATTATGTACCTGAAATTAAAGAAATAGAAGATAAAGAAAATAACATAAAAGTAGAAATTAGTTATCCTTACTTAATTAGCAATAGAGATTTGTTATATGATAAAATATATTCAATCTCTATTGCAGGCAATAAGGTTATCATGAATGATACTGAACCTGAAATGAGAGATAAAATTTTGAATTATATACCAGCCAAATTAACAAAAAAGATAATGAGAAATATTAAAAGCGATTCTAACTATAAACAAATAAAACTGTTTTCATGGGTTTACGAAGAAGGTCAAAAAATTGACTTTTATTTTTCATTTAATTCAAAACAAAATTTTGATTTTTTAAAAGCGTGTTTTAGTGAGGATTTAAAAAATATATATTACTATGAATATCTATGTTGTAGCAAATTACATATACCGTTATCAGATTTTTTATACCACATGAGTCCTGTTGAATCTATATTACAGATAAAGACATTAGCAAAAGAAATAAAAGAACAAAACGACGCACAGAAAAAAGCCAACGAAACAAAACCGATCACGCCTCAGCCTGGATTAGGCGCACCCCGGTAATAAATGATTGTATGGCACTTGAAACTGACGAAATCAAAAAAATCAATGATCTTTATAAAGAACTAGATCAAAAAGAGCTGAAAATTCAAAGTATTGATAATAATTTAGTTACAGCTCAAAATACAGTTAACTTTTTAAATCAATCTATTGAAAACTATAAAGAAGTTATTTCTGAACTATCTGGTAAATTAGATACGGTTATAGACCTGTTAACAAAAACATCAAAAGCTAAAAAGTAATAAATACTTTTATGCCTGATGAGCTACTCACTGTAGATATACATAACGATTATACGTTAAAAACAATCGACATTAGGTCGGGTGCCATTAAAACTATTAGACAAGTAGGTGGTAAAATTATTAGAGGTCCCGTTTTAATCGGACGAGACAGCGTTTCAATTACAGTAGAAACACCAACGGGAAAAATAGGAAAAATTTTAAAATTACCCAATCTTCTTATTGTAAAATCATTTCCCGCAGGCGATGGTTCGACTTGACTTATTTAAATTATACTTTAATATATGTCTATGAACCCGTTACTAACGAGCTTAAGTGAACACAAAATAGATAATGAAAAATACCGTATATCAACGGAATTTTTTACAAACTACTCTTTTTTGTTTTATGGCTTTGAGATAAAAAATAAATTTGACGAATCTAGGCTTCTTATAAACAAAAAAATATCACCAATAAAATTTTCACATTTAGTACGTACTAACGAAGGTATTAAAATCAAACATTTTTATGGTGTAATATGTAAAGGGAACGCTATATATAGAATCATTTCTAAAAAATTAGCTTACGCATCACACAAAGAAAAATATACAATGAGCTTTGATAACTACAGACATATGATGTCTGAGTTTAATGTTAGCACTAGCAGCAGCTATGGTAAATATTCAATAGGTTTGTATCCTTTTGATAGCCTTTCTGATATGTCAGATAATGTTAAATTTAATTATGAAGATTTTTTTGCAAATAAAGATATTCCATTCTATGAAAGAATGGCTGGTTTAACTTCTTATATAGTTTGTGATACATCTAACCTAATAGAAGAAATCTAATATTTATTAAAAATCATACAAAAAGTTCATTTTTGATTAAATAGAAACAATTTGCAAAAGGGAAATTAACTCAAACTAGCTAACCACCTAGGGGGTCTTTACTTTACCCAAAAAAACCCTAAAAAAATCAAAAATTCCGGTGTAAAAACCGGGTTAAGAGCTTAAATTAAGACATATCAAGATGGACATTTCAACGAAAATACTTTCAGACATAACAGTACATAACAAGTATGCAAAATATTTAGAAAAACAACAAAGACGCGAAACATGGAATGAAATCGTTTCAAGAAATAAAAAAATGCACATTAAAAAATATCCTAAATTAAAAGATGAAATAAACAATGTGTATAAATTAGTAACAGCCAAAAAAGTATTACCTTCTATGAGATCGCTTCAATTTGGAGGTGCTCCTATTGATAGAAACCCATCTAAAATTTTTAATTGTGCTTACTTACCTTGTGACGATTATCGTTCATTTAGTGAAGCAATGTTCTTATTGTTAGGAGGAACAGGTGTTGGTTATTCGGTTCAAACGCATCACGTCGACCAATTATCCGAAATAAACAAACCAAACGATAAAAGAACAAGAAGGTATCTAATTGGTGATTCAATCGAAGGTTGGGCAGACGCAGTAAAAGCCTTATTAGAATGTTATTTCAAAGGATTATCTAAAATTCGTTTCGACTATAGCGATATTAGACCTAAAGGAGCATTATTAGTAACATCAGGGGGTAAAGCTCCTGGTCCTCAACCACTAAGAGAATGTTTAGTCAAAATAGACGGTATTTTATCACAAAAAGAAGATAATAGCAAATTAACATCAATTGAATGTCATGATATTATGTGTCACATGGCTGACGCAGTACTAGCGGGTGGTATAAGAAGAGCAGCTATGATTTCCCTCTTCTCTGCTGATGATGATGAAATGATCGCATGTAAAGCAGGTAATTGGTGGGAAAAGAATGCGCAAAGAGGGAGAGCTAATAATTCAGCTGTATTAATGCGTCATAAAATTACTAAAGATTATTTTTTAAACTTATGGAAGAGAATAGAAGCTTCTGGATCAGGTGAACCGGGGTTTTATTTCTCAAATGATAAAGATTGGGGTACCAATCCTTGTTGTGAAATTGGGCTAAGACCATACCAATTCTGTAATCTCACAGAAATTAATGCAAGTAACATAAAAGATCAAAAAGATCTTGAAGAACGAGCTCGAGCAGCAGCATTTATTGGTACATTGCAAGCTTCATATACAGACTTTCACTATCTTCGTCCTATATGGCAAAGAAACACAGAAAAAGATGCGTTATTAGGTGTCAGTATGACAGGTATAGGTTCAGGAGCAGTACTTAGCTTAAATTTAAAAGCAACAGCAGAAGCAGTTAAAAAAGAAAATTCAAGAGTTGCAAAAATTATAGGAATAAACGAAGCAGCAAGAACTACTTGTGTTAAACCTGCAGGCACAACTTCACTAGTGTTAGGTACCTCTTCTGGTATCCATGCATGGCACAATGATCATTATATTCGTAGAATTCGTGTCGGTAAAAATGAAGCACTTTATAATTACCTTCATTCAAATCATAAGGATTTAGTGGAAGATGAATTTTTTAGACCGCACGACACTGCCGTCATTGGTGTACCTCAAAGAGCACCAGACGGTGCAATTTATAGAACAGAATCAGCTTTACAATTATTAACTAGAATTAAAAAAATTACTGACGAATGGGTATCAAATGGTCATAGAAAAGGTGCAAACAAACACAATGTATCAGCAACCATATCTATTAGAGAACACGAATGGACAGATGTGGGTGAATGGATGTGGGGAAACACAGCTTCATTTAATGGGTTGTCTGTATTACCATATGAAGGGGGATCATATAAACAAGCCCCCTTTGAAGATTGCTCAAAAGAAACTTATGAAGCATTAATTAGTTCTTTAAAGAACGTAGACTTAACTCTTGTAAGAGAAGGAGCTGATGATACAGTCCTTTCCAATGAACTAGCATGTGCTGGTGGAGCTTGTGAGATTTCATAGTGAAGAAATTAGCTAAAATCTTTTACTACCAAAACGGGTCAGGAGACGGAAAAGATGGTGAATTATTATTTGACTGTATAAAAGAACGATATGACGTTATTATGCAAGATTGCCAAAATGCTAATGAAAAAAAATATGAAAATGGGCGATTTTTATATGATTTTAAACAACCTGAATCTATAGACTTAGGTATTTTTAACAATGTTCATGGTAGACCGGACCATATAAAAAAGAAAATATTAATTCTAAATGAAGAATGGTTATATACCAATGATTTAGAAGACCTAAAAAATAGTAAAAATTACTATAATTATGTTGTTGTTAAATCGGAATATTCTAAAAAATTATTATCACCTTACCATAAAAATGTGATAGTTCTCCCCTTTTGGTCTATTGATAGATATAACCCAACTAAAATAAAAAATGAAACGTTTCATTTTGCTGGTCGCTCAATTCAAAAAGGAACAGAAATGTTGGTAAATGATCCAGATATTACCGTGCTTGATAGTACTAATAGATTTGCAAAATTCGCCAAATGTAATTATCTTAATTATTATGTTAGCGATGAAGATCTTAATGAAATGCTAAATTCATATAATTTACATTTATGTACTTCTTTATATGAAGGTCACGGGCACTATATGTATGAATCTTTAAGTTGTGGGAAAAGTATTTTGTGTTCCAAAATCCCTGTGTGGGAAGAATTAATCGATCCAGATATGGTGAATTTTATTACCGTAAAGGAAATAGACTTTGACTCTAGATTCAGATATTTTATAAACAAAAAAAACGGTACTTACCCTCTTAGAAAAGGATTTATTATTGACGAAGATGAATTAAAAGAAAAAATCCAAGAACACAAAAAAGACAAAATAGATATGAAAAAACGCGAATATTGCCTAGACATTAACAAAAAAAGAAGAGCAGTATTTAAAAAGTTTTTACTTGACCTATAAACGGATTTATCATATAATAACTGGAATGGATAAAGACCATCAATATGTTTTATGCTCTACAAGAACAGTCTTTACAGGGTTAATAGAAAGAATGTCTGGGTGGGAAAAAGACTACTGTCAGAATGATATTTTAGATTATTGGGATAAAAATAGCTGGTGGGATTATGAACAAGGAGCCTACGTAACTATGAAAATATCGGATCTCGGAAAAGGTGATGTTGTAGCTGGTTGCGCGTATAACGTAATAGGGGATAATCTTCACATCAAAAGACTTTTTACTAGTACAGATTATAGAAAACAAGGCCATGCAAAAGATCTATTAGAACATACCTGGAGACACTCTTTTTCTCTTGCAAGGTTTTTAAGAATGTATTGTGATAAAGATGCTATCCCATTTTACGAAAAACTAGGTTTCCGGTTCATCGACTACAATAAACATAATTATGGTTATGTATTTCAGCCTATGCTTTTTAGAGATATGGACTTTACTCTCAACCATTGCAAACCTTATAAAATGGAAAATCTTCTAGATGAACAAGATAGGACATTTATAAAATACGATTTTATATAAATAGATTTTGAAGGAGTTATAAATCAATAGGTTCAAGGAGGTGGGTTGGCGGGAAAAACACTTGAATTCGCCCGGGTGTGTGATTAAATATTAACGTCATGAATAATTTATTAACTAATTTGACAGCAAGTCCGCGGGCGGGACGGTTAAGCCCAATATACGATATCATTTCTGATTTCGATAATGCATTTTTTGCACCTTATGAATCTCTTTCTACCGATAACATTCGGTTTAATGAAAGTAAAGAATCGTTTCATGTAGAAATTGATTTACCGGGGGTAAAAAAAGAAGATCTCAAGGTAACTCTTGAAGACAGTACCGTTTTTGTAGAAGCAAAACGCTCTATTACATCAAAAACCGGTACTAAGGAAGAAACATTTACTCGTTCATTTAAAGTAAATAAAAACGAGTATAACCTTTCATTACTGGGAGCGGGTATTACTGATGGAATGCTTAGAATTGCTGTTCCAAGGTCTGAACAGAAAAAGGCTAAAGTAATCGAAGTTGCCGTAAGTTAAAAAATGCTAATTCAGGGCGGCCTTAGGGCCGCCTTTTCCTTGATTTTTACAGATTCCACCTTACAATATTTTCATGCAAGACTGTATTGTCACCGCGGTTGAGTTAGTTGAAGACTACCAACCTGAAGGTCAGGATAAAAAATTAACAAGAAACTTTATACCTGAACATTACTTTACTGGTATAGTAAGTCTTTTAAATTTAGATAAAAAACTTTTAATTTACTGTAACAAGTCTGTAGAAGAAGAGATAACTAATACTCTGAAAGACAAAGTACGGTCTTTACCAATTTTTATTAATAAAACTTCAAAAGATATTAATCCCTTTTACGACGAAATATTTGAATATAGTAAAAAAATAATAGATAAAAACCCAGCTGGTGTTTACTGTTGGAGCCCTATGCTTACAACAGCAAAGCTATTTTATATTTTAGATGCTATTAGTTTAAAATACGAAAGAGTTGTCTGGATGGATGCCGGGTTAAGTAACGAATCTTATGTTCCTGAAGAGTGTGGTGGTACTTGGCATGATATGAAGGTACAAAATTGGGATAACTACTACCCTAAAAATGAAAATGATATTTTTAATCCAACTTTAGGAAAAAATATTTTTGAATTATTCGAAAAAACTAATAATTTTATAATAGGTTTGCCTTATGTTGGAATAGAACCAGAATTATTCATTGAAAGATTTTGGGATAGAAAAATTGACTATTGGTCTGCATCTGCAGGTTTGTTAGGGCTGACTGTAAGAAAGGCACACTCAATAAAACAAATGTATATTGGTGCAATAAAGTACTATTTATCCGAATATGATAGAATATTTACTGAAATAGAACTTTTTACATTTTTGAATGTCTATTTCAATTTTGCCAAACTAACGTTTGCACATTTTAATCCAACAAAAGAAAAAGGAGGCATATATGACCTTCTAAAAAATAAAATTAACCATGACGAAATACGCTTTAGTAATATTAACCTCTGAAAATAATATAGGGTTTAAACTAGCAGCTTTAGACACATATTTAAAACATGTCCCCGATAACATGGACATCTATTTCATTTATGGTGGAAACATTTCAAATGTGATACCATGTAAAAGAGCCGGAATATCTTATACGGACATCTATATTAAGACACCCGACAGCATTTCCAACTTACACAAAAAACTATTCGGGTTTTTTAGAAAAATTGTAAACAAAGATTATACTCACGCTCTAAAAATAGACGACGATACATTTTTATATAACGTGGATACATTTTTAGAACACAAAATTTCCGGGGATTACGTGGGTAATAAAGTTTTAATAACTAATGAAGAGGTAATTAGAAATAAATTATGTACTTTGAAAAATTATAAAATTAGAAAAGCATATAAAGGTGAATTACCAAACCAGTATTGTTCAGGAGAATGTGTAATTTTTAGTAAAAAAGCAATACAAACTATAGTTTCTTATAAAGGAAAAGAAAAGTATGAAAAATTCTCTTTAGAAGATGTCGTCATAGGAAATATTTTGCAAAAAAGTGATATTAAAATAAACCCAAACAAATTTCTTAACTACGAACACCCGGTTGAGATAAGAAAATTTTTTAACCTATATGATAAACATTATACAAAGATAAATGAAGGGTTTATGCGTGATTGCACACAAACATAAATGAACCTATACCCACATAATATATTAACAGGAAGTAAAGAAACGGTGAGCAAGACAGTAATATTGGTACCATGTAATGGAGGGATTGATTTTAATGTTGACCGCAAACTTAGAGACCTAGAAAATATGGGGTATGAAGTGTGGCGAACACCAGGGTACTCAGCTATTGATCAGTGTAGATCAAGAATGGCTTATGATGCAGTTTATCGAAGAGACTTTGAAGAATTAATATGGGTAGATGGTGATGTGGGTTTTGAAATAGAAGACATAAAAAAATTACAAAACAGTGGAAAAGATATTATTGCCGGTGTTTACCCGTTTAAAGGCCACCCAGAAATGACATTCGACCCTTTGTACGACGAGCAAGAAATTATTTTTGGAGAAGGTGGAGGGGTACATGAAGTGCATTGTGTAGCCACCGGATTTTTATACACAAAAAAAAGTGTGTATACGTGTATGGTGAAAGAATTAGCTTTGCCTCTTTGTAATACTAGTTTTGATTGTCCTAGTTACCCGTGGTTTAGACCCAATGTGTGGCAAGAAGAAGATAGACATTATTATCTCGGAGAAGATTTTTCTTTTTGCAAATATGCAAGACAGTGTGGGTATCAAATTTATGTAGATAGTACTATAAAGTTAACGCATTATGGAAAATATGGGTATACATGGGAAGATCTTGCATATAAAAAGAAAAAAATTTCCAGTTTAAGGTATTGTAAAAATTGGTCCAGTGATAAATAATTTTAGCCATGCAGGCTGTTTAGTGGGCTATGATGTATGTGGTGGTACTTGTAGCTATTGTAGGTGGGCCTGCATGGTTTTTTTTGGCTTCAACTATATTATAGTTGTATGACAACAATAAGCAATAAAGAACTTGCTCAATGGTTTGATACATCTTCTACTTTAATAACAGTATTAGAAGAATACAACGATAAATACCCACAAATAAATTTTGCTTCAGAAACAGCTCGACTACACTTAGCTGAATATCTCATAGAAAAAATTAAACTTCGAGATTATTATCGAGATAAAGAAAACAAGGAAGAAAAATGAAAGGTATAATTTTAGCTGGCGGTGCAGGTACTAGAGTTTACCCGAGCACAAAAGTTATATCTAAACAACTTCTTCCAATTTACGATAAACCTACAATTTATTACCCTCTTGCAACACTAATAAAATTGGGCATTAAAGATATTATGATTATAACAAATGGGTTAGCTTATAATCATATTTTAGCTTTATTTAAAGAGTCAGGTTTGGATACAAATTTATTAAACGGGGGTTGTAAAGAATATCTGGGTATTAATTTTGCATTTAGAGTTCAAAAAAAATCAGGTGGTATAGCAGAAGCACTAATTATAGCAGAAGAATGGCAGGGAGATGATGATGTATGTTTAATTTTAGGGGATAACATATTTACAGGTATAAAAAAGACTCCTTGGCCAGTAGAGTACGGAGCATGTATAACAGGTTACAAAGTCAAAGACCCTCACCAATATGGGGTAGTGAGTGTTGAAGTAAATAAACACACAAAAATTAATGAAATCATGTCTATAGAAGAAAAACCCAAACATACAAATTCTAATTTAGCAGTAACGGGTATTTATTTTTATGACAATACTGCAGGAGAAAAAGCACTAGCATTAAAACCATCTGACAGAGGCGAATTAGAAATTACTGATTTAAACATTAGTTATTTGGACGAAGGTACTTTATGGTTTAATGAACACGACAGTAAATATGCATGGTTTGACACTGGTAACCCAGATGAAATGTTTGCTGCTACTATGTTTATTAAATCAATACAAGATAGGACAAACTGCATGGTTGGGTGTATAGAGTATGAAAGTTATAATGCTGGAAATATAACCCAACCGCAATTTGAAAAAATTGTTAATAATATGCCTGAGTGTTTATATAAAGAAAAAATTAAACAAAGTTATTTTTAATGAAGGAAGTTTTAGTAATAGGGGATAATTGTACGGATGTTTTTGTGTACGGAAAAGTAAACCGGTTGTGTCCAGACGTACCAGCACCGGTTTTTTCCCCTACCAAAACAATTACTGATAACGGGATGGCCGGGAATGTAGTTAGAAATTTTAAATCATTAGGTTTAGATGCCGACTTTATGTTCAATGTAACTGAAATGACAAAAATAAGATATGTTGACGAACAAACCAACCATACATTTTTAAGAGTAGACGAAGGTGATATGGCGGAACCTTTTGGATCTAGTCCTGAAGTAATAAACTTTAATTTTGAACCAGGGGAGTGGAATGCAATTGTTATATCAGATTATTGTAAAGGATTTGTTACTGAAGAACTAATTCAATTTTGTTGCGAACATAACCCTAACGTTTTTATTGATACAAAAAAAGTTCTAGGAGATTTTTGCAAAAAAGCAAAAATAATTAAAATAAATGAACCTGAATATAATGATTTAAAAGGTAAAATTAATGAAGAAGAGTGGGAGGACAAACTTATTGTTACACTTGGTAAAAATGGGTGTAGATGGAAAGGTGCAGTATATTTGGTAGATCAAGTAGAGGTATTTGATCTATGCGGCGCCGGGGATTCGTTCTTAGCTGCTTTAGTATACCAATATCTAAAAACAGATTGTATAATGGAATCAATATTTTTTGCAAATGATATGGCCAATCAGGTTGTACAAAAAAGAGGCGTAGTTGCTTGTTTTTCACGTACCAATGAAGAAGGTATAGAAGATTTAGTTAAAAAAATTAATGCTTGAAATTAAAGAAAAAAATCTTATACAATTTACTAATTTGGTAAATGAATGTTGTGCGTTAATAGAAGATAGTTTGGTAGAAAAATTTTTAACTACACCGCATAGTTTTTTCAACAATGAAACCCCTCTGGAGGAGTTTAATCAGTTTGGAAACGAAAAAATATTAAGACTATTATACTTTATTGAAATAGAAGAAGCAGATGTATTTGAAAATGTATGAATTTAGCCGATGTGGTGGAATTGGTAGACACGAGAGACTTAAAATCTCTTTCCCGTTAGGGAGTGTGGGTTCAAGTCCCTCCATCGGTACCATTTAATGAAGCTCCAGTAGCTCAATTGGATAGAGCATCTGCCTTCTAAGCAGAGGGTTACTGGTTCGAGTCCAGTCTGGAGTACCATTAAACATATGATAGGGTGGCATACCTGGTGGAATACGGTAAATGCAACTTATCTCCTTAGTTCTCCCCTATTTTTAATTGGTTTCTGTGTAGTCACTTGATCCTAGGGATAATTTCATATAATAACTGTATATGAGCGATCAGATTCCTTATTCGAAAGTCCAAAAAACAACGGTTCCTGCCAAAAAAGCAACAACCAAAACCATTAAACCTATTAATAGGTCTGCCGGAAAAGGGGATAGTCCCAGGCCTAAAGATAGTAAAAATTATAACCACAATTATGAAAGTATAAAGTGGAATTAATATGCCAAAACAAAACGAACTAGACGAAACATATTTGCAAATGGCCAACACTTGGGGGTTGTTATCTAAAGCAAAAAGAAAAAAAGTTGGTTGTTTGATAGTAAAAAACGGACAAATCATTTCTGATGGTTATAATGGTACACCAGCTGGTTATGATAATAATTGTGAGTATGAAACTAGATTTGGATATGAAACTAAGCCAGAGGTGCTACATGCTGAATCAAATGCATTAATGAAGTTAGCGAAGAGTACAAATAGTAGTGGTGGTTCTACAATTTATTTAACTATGAGCCCTTGCTTTGAGTGTGCTAAACTAATTATACAAGCAGAGGTAAAAAGAGTCGTATATTCAGAAGAATATAGAAATACAGGGGGTATAGATTTTTTAAGAAAAAACGATATTGAATGTGTTTCAATGTTATTCACAGAAACAATTAAATTATGAACGATCTATTAGCAATGGTATTTGGAGCAATAATGTCTTTTAGCTTTGCATTATGTTTTGCGCCACAAATTTTTAGAATGTATAAAAATAAAAGTTCAAAAGACGTTTCATTGGGAATGATCTTTTTACAAGTGTCTGGTAACGTTGGCGGTTTGGGACTAGCATTTACATCACAAGGAAATATTTGGTTGTTTATAAACTATGGTTTTGGGTTATTAATGGCTGCATGTTTAATGGTAATATGGAACATGTTTCATATAAATAACAATAGTGACCGACGATATCAAAGAAACAACCAGAAAAATTTCATTCGCGCATCTTGATACTTTTTTAAAATTTGCTCCCATAGTTGGGTTATCATTAATTGTATATTTACAATCTCTTTTCCCCTCAAAAGCAGAATTTGATAAATTACATTCAACTCTCCATGACGTAGAAAAACAAATAATACTGTTAACAACGCTTCAAACTACTGTTAATAATAATACGGCAAGAATAGACGCATTATCAACAAAAATACAAAGTCTCGAAATACTAATTGTTTCATTAAAAAATAACCCTTGATCCTCTGAAGCAGTACATTATAATAGGTGTATGGCCAAACGAGCATCAACAAGTAAAATAACATTTGGAAGACCCCCAAAGAGTAGAAAAGGTCAAGGATCTAAAAGTCATTCTAAAAATAAAAAGTCCACCCTATATAAGAAACCTTATGTAGGGCAGGGGAGATAAGATGGCTGATTTTTGTATAGAAACCACAGCAATTCATGATGAATACATAGAAGAATATAATTCTAACTTTGGTAGTTTATCTGATAAATTGGATGATGTGGAATTTTTCTGTTTGACATCTAATCCAGAAAAAATAATAAAAAAACACAATATTATACCCATTGATATAAAAAAATATACGCAGGAAAATTTTTCGAAATCATACGATCACAAAACGGGATTTTGTCCTATCTTACAAGCAACAAGATTTGGAATGCGTGAAGCATATGAAAGAGGGTACTTAAAAATTCTTCATTTACAAACAGATGCAGTAACTATAGATGTCACTTTTGATACTCAAATATTGTCAAATCATTTTAAAAACGGAATTTATTTTGACATGGGTGGTACTGTGGCAAACTTACTGTACGCAAAAGATCCAAAAGTAAAACATCTTATCGATAAATTTGGATTAAAATCTGATATTGAAAAAATGCCTTTTGGTGACGACCCTACAGTATTTTTAAAATTAAAAAATAAAGAAATATTTTTAACCTTTCTAGATAATGTAGATAAATTATGCGAAGAAACTTATAAATTTGAACACTTCACGACAGGTCTTGCAGCAGAACTATCAATAGGTATGCATATAACAGGAGTTAGGTCATATTACAACTATCATGGAGTGCTCCATATGAAGCACCCAAAATATTTTGATGTGGATCATAACCATTTACATGTCCAACATTATATAGACAGAGATCCGCAAATGAAAAAAAACTTACCCCATAAATTCGGAAAATCAAATGCGTAAAATTTTCAACATAGGGCTTTCTAGAACCGGTACGACATCTCTAACAGAAGCTTTACAAATTTTAGGATTCTCAGCATATCATTTCCCTAAAAGTTTCGACCAAATTGAAAAACATGATGCATGTACGGACATGTCTATTACGCTTGGATATAAATTTTTAGATTTAATGTACCCGGAATCAAAATATATTTTAACAACCAGAAAACTTACAAGTTGGTTATCTTCAATGGAAGTTTTATTTGCTCAATGGGATATCAAACACGACACACCTGGCTACCCTACAGATTATATGCACTATGCAATTTATGGTACGGTAAAATTTAATAAAGATAAGATGACAAAAGCATATTTTAACCATGTAGATGATGTAAAAAATTATTTTAAATATAAACGCGAAGATTTATTAGAACTAGACATTGATAGTGACAATAAATGGGAAAAATTATGTCCTTTTTTAAATGTAGATATACCAGATGCACCTTACCCTCATTCTAATAAAAGATGCGTTCTTAAAACACCAGCACTTGAATAATTAGGTACCCCGATATAATTAATAGTATGAATTCAACAGCAATTAAATTCGTTAAAGGTATATATTCCGAATATGTAGGTAAAAAAACCCAAGTACTCGCTGAGGTTGAGGTATATTTAAATTCCCCAGTAGGTGTCGGGGAACATAGCAAACTTTCAGTAGAAATTAAAAATCGTTTTGAAGAACTAGCACAACTTGAAGACGTTCTAGAAACAATTGAGAAGCATTTCGATATTACAGAAATGAATGAAGCCCCTCAACTTGTAGAAAATGTAAATCAAACAGCCGAATAATGGATACAATTGTTGTATCAGCAACATCTAAAGACTTTTATAAAAATACAGACCTTTATAAAAGTCTTGCTAAGCACTTTGGCCAGGAAGGCCAACTAGTAACCTTTTGGGGTAATCCATCTAACTTTTTAGATATTAAAGAATCTAATAAAGAAGGGATAACATCTGTTTATAATAATTTTTTAAAAAAATATAAAGACAAAGACACTATCATATTTGTTCATGATGATGTTTTTATTGATTCAATAAATTTTGTTGATACAGTAAATGATTTTTTGCATAATAACAATTTAAAGGACAAGTTTGCAGTAGTTGGATTAGCAGGAGGAAGTAACATACAAAAGAAAAAACCATTTTTATGGCATTTAGTAACCAAAAAAGAAACACAAAGCGGCATTGTTTTTCATCCCCATACCGGGTTTAACTTTCCTACAGTTTTTGGTCCTACACCTAAAGAAGTTGCGGTATTAGATGGGCTGTTTTTAGCAGTTAATGTAAAAAAATTACAAGAAAATAATATTACATTTGATGAAAATATAAAAGGCTTTCATCAGTATGATATGAAATTTAGTATTGATTGTAAAAACGCTGGGTTAAAATTAACAACAGCACCAATAAATGTCATTCATAATTCTCCTGGTTTAAGTGATATAAGAAATAAAGATTTTCTAGAGGCTGAAGATTATATACTTAATTCGATTTCTTAGTATTTACTATTGGTCTTGCGGGGTTAGTAACAGGTTCATTATTAGCTTTAGCTTCTTTACGAACCGCTTCATTGCTATCTTTAAGATCTAAAGGCAAATTAGCAAAAGCATGATCATGAGAGTACGTGTTAACAGTCATAGGTGTGGGTAAAGCCAACACAGTATGTGGCCCAGCAGAATGCCTACCAATCCAAACTGTACCTATAGGCATTCCACCAACAAGTTCCCCCGTAACTTGGGTCGGTTCTGTTACTTGATACTCTAAAGGTGCAGTAACATGATTTACACTCAACTCCCCATCTACATGTAAACCACCTTTTATTACAACATTTCCATTTACACCGAAATTTGAATCAATTAGTACTTGACCCCCTTGTCTATTTTTAATTGATACAATATCTGCTTCTAAACTCAATCTATTTCCAGCAGATATATTTGTTTCAAATTCACTTGATAAGTTTAATTGCTCACCGCCTACATTTGTTATAGTACCAGACATTTCAACACTACCATATGATTTCATACTTAGACCACCGGCACCAACTAATATATTATATCTATTTGCTACATTTAATGAATAAGAACCACCTGGCATGTCATCAACATGTACATATTCAAACATGGGGCTTTCTTTCATGTGCACATAGGCACCTAAATTATCGACATAAACACCGTCGTTAGTTATTTTACCAACTGAGTCCATTCTTATATTACCTAAATCATTCATTACTAAACCGATGGTTTCTACTTTATTTTTTGTTATATCAATAATATGGTTTCCCCCTAGACCCATTTTTTTCTCTAAATCTGCTAATCTAGTAATTTCTTTTTTATATAAATCTCGATATTGTTCTATAGATTTTCTAGGATCTACCATCCAATCACCATCTTGACTACTGGGACTTATACCCGTTCCACCACAAACAGGGCATCTACTAGTAGGAGGAATCTGAGTAGCTTTTGGCCCCGAGACGCCGACTCCGGCCAACTTCATTATTAATTGTAATGGATTAAACCTAGGGATTTTGATAATCATCTTCAGCGGGCTAATTTTTGGCATCGATTTATTATTAGTTACCAAATATTCTTTAGGTGAGGCAGCATTACATACCGGGCAGTTCCCAAAGCCGTCGTTTGACGCACCGGATGCGCCTTGTCTTTCTTGTAATGGGGATGTTAGTTTTAAGTATTCGTAACCTTCAATTTTTTCAGCTCTTTTTAATTCAAATAATTGTTTGTATACTGATATAGTTTTAACAATTTTTTGCCACTCTACAAAATATTCATTTTTAAGATTACCAATTTTTAAATAGTAATCCCCTCTACATATATAATCTAAATCTCTTTCAGTGTATATATTTCTAAACCCTCTAACTGTGTCATATTGATCTTGTAAAACTAATTTTTGATCATCGTGTACTGCTAATTCTACATTCGTCTTTAAAGCAAATTGTTTAAAGGAGCCATTGTAACCAGAAATTTTTAAACTTTCTCTATAATCAGAATTAACAAACTCAATTGTACCACCTTTTTGGTTTATAAGATATTTGTTTTTGTAGTAATCTATATCTGATTGATTGTCTGTTTTTTCTGATTTATTCTCAAACCCACCTGGGTAATCATAACCTGAAGGACCACCATACATTTCATTCCAGTCATTTTCCCCATAACTTGCTGCAAAATAAACCGGGTAGAGAGGGTCTCCATCATGAAAGAAAACCCACACATGGGCTCCCACAGAAGGAATACCAAAAGAACCTTTTGTTTTATTTGAATAAACGCTAGGTGTATAGTCAAATGAATTTACATTTACATTGTTAACATTATCAGCTGAGGTATTAAAAGCATCGTTAACTTTAAACCTGTACTTTTCATACACATTACCTTCTTTTTCCCCGATAAAATCGACATTTTGTGTATCATCTTCTGTATCACTAAAATCTATGCTCTTTGAAGTACCTGCAGATTCAAAACCACTAACACCCGAAAAACTACTATCAGAAGTGGAAGCATAATTAGGAAGCGCATTTAATCTACCAGAGCTCATTTCACCTGTAATAGGGGATGCACCAATGCTCCATGGTAATATTTTTTTTAAATCTTCGTATATATTGTTTAAATCACTATTAATATTAGCACCTAAAAACTTAAATTTCTTATCTTCAGGAATTTCATTCCAATTTTTATAAACAGTAGGCGAAATATGGGGTACGAAAATTTTAACTCTCCCTCTTGCAAGAGGATCGTTATTTTGTATAACTATACCTAAATAATTTCCGTGGTATTTTTTCATGTTGATGGTGTATATAGAGGTTCAAGAGCCTCTTTTAAATTTTCTTGAGCCGTTTTTACTCCCTGAACCCTAGTATTTGCTTCATTAATTGATATTTGATTTAAAGCATGTTTTGATATATCGGTAGCTTCATTAGTAAGTTGAGTCAATATATTAGGATTGTTTTTTGCATCTCTTTTTTCTCTACTACTTACTTGCACATCTACATCACAACCTAAAAATTTACCAAGCGTTAATCTACCAATTTCTTGTTGATTAATAATATTTATCCGTTTTAATGTTAACATATCTGC